GGGGCGTGATGCGATCGACCGCGCCATTGACGCAGTAACGCGCCAGTATCACTGCATCCCGCGGCATCAGCTTGAACCGATTGTCTGCACGGTGATCTGTGCGTTGACGGCAGAGGGTTGACGCCCTCTGTCTGGTATGCCATACTATGGACATCGGGAGAGATCCCACAACCTCAAGCCTCAAATGACCCTCATCGAAACCACCAACAACGGCACCTTCTTCACCCTCACTACCGAGAAGGGCAACACCGTTGAAGTCAGCACATTCCTGGGGCACGTCATGGTCTTTATCCAGCGCAAGGGCCTTAAGCAGCTCGCTAAGGGCCGTCGCTTCGCTTCCGTCGCTGCAGCCGCCGAGGCTTACAAGGCCGCTGATGTTAAAGCTGCCCTCTACGCCCTGGCCGAGGCTTAAGGGGTTGACGGTATGCCTCTGGTATGCCATACTTATGTCATCGGGAGGCGGGGACGCTTCCCACACTCAACACCTCAAGACAATGCTCGATCTTTCCACTATCCAGATCAGCTCAACCACTTATCGCTACGAGTCCAAATCTCGTGCTGAAGAGACCCTGGCTCTTGCCATTGAAACTGCTGGACCCGGTGAGACCTTTGACATTTTTGATAATGGTCGGGGTCTCGTAATTCGCATGTTTGAAGACGGCGAATTTGTGTCAACCATCTGATCACACCCACGGCCCTGGAGACAGGGCCACCACACCACCACCTCAACCATGGATCATCACAACTACATGCTCGCCCTGTTCGAGTCCTTTGAGCGTCATCAAGATGAACTTGAAGCTCGCGACAGCCTCATGACTCTCAACAGAGACCTTCAACCCAAATGGGAAATTCAGGCTTTCCTTGACGATGAGCTGCAATGGGCAGACCCTGCGTACGACGAAGACGAACTTCAAGGCATGAAAAACGAAGCCATCGAAGCTGGCTTCACCTTTGTCGTGCTGGAGGTTGATTGATCACACGTCGGGGAGCCTGATGCCTGACTCTTCCCCCAGCAGGCTGAAAGCTATACAACACCCTGGGTGCAGGGAAAGGCAGGGCGGGTTGAGGTCCGATCCATACCCCGACACTCCACTTACAGCATCAACTAATGATTTTTAATCGCGATCTTTACAAGCCTCGCCATCTCGCGGGCTCTCCCGAGGAAGAGTACGGCTACCGCCGAGGCTATGACCAAGGCGTTGCCGCTGTTATTCAAGCTTTATTCCCTCATCCTTTACAGCCGCCCGGCAGTGTTGGACAGTTCAAGGATCGCTGCATGAAATTCAGACATGCAGAGATTGAAGAGCCTCCGGTGATGACTCGTCAGGAAGCTGAACAGACCGTTGCATGGCTTGCAACTGACAATCCATGGAACAAGCATTTCAGATGAACCAAGACGATTCCGCACGCGCTCAGCAGCGACACAATGAACTCAAAGCCTTTCTTGACTATGAGCGACGACTCAGCAACGCCTACGCCCGCAGCCAAGATCCGCACCCTCGAAGATGGTTGCGTCAGGATTCAAGTCGGTGATGGCCCTGGTGCCTTCGTTGGCGTAGTCAGCTCACACCACTTGGTCGAACCAAAGATCCATCAGCTGCAGCAGTATTGGCTCAAAGCTCATCAAGCTTGAGCTAGCCTTGGCCTAAACCCCTGTTACTTTCAGGGCATGGCAAAGAAGTCAACCAACATTGAGATCGAAGAACGTGTCAACACTGTTTATCAGTTGTTGATTAAGTCGTGGTCGCGTTTTGACATCCTTCAATACGCCGCGACTGAGTGGGATCTGTCCAGCCGTCAGACAGATGAATACATTGCCCGAGCACGCAAGCTGATAGAAGCCGACTCGGAGATCGCTAGACCTCAATGGCTTGCTGCTGCAGTTCGTCGCCTTGCGGAATACGAAAAAGAGTCCATGTCTGATCGGCAAATTGCAGTTGCCATCAAGGCTCTAGAGACTCAAGCTAAGTTGCTTCGCTTTGATCTCTGATGTCGCTTTTTGCTGGCATCTGTGAAGATGAACCGCTCTTAGCTTTCGCAACACCGCCAACTCAAGAATCGACAGAAGTCTTAGTGCAGCGCATCAGAGCTGATTTGCACCCAGGTCAGCTTGCTTTTGTTGATGATCAATCAACGCAGATCATCGGCCTGTCTGCGGGATATGGGGCGGGGAAGACGAGAAGCTTGACCGCAAAAGCTGTCATCTTGTCAATCCTCAATCAAGGGTTTATCGGCTGCGTGATGGAGCCAACAGGGCCTTTGATACGCGACATCTGGCAAAACGATTTTGAGCAGTTCCTGGAGCAGTACGACATCCCCTACACCTTCAGGGCATCTCCATTGCCTGAATACGTTCTGCACTTGCCTGGCGGTGACACCAAGATCCTCTGCCGCAGCTTCGAGAACTGGTCACGCATCATCGGCTTGAACCTTGCCTGGGTCTTGGCTGACGAGATCGACACCGTGACGCCAGCCATTGCCGAGAAGGCGTTCCCCAAGATCCTCGGCCGTCTCCGCTCTGGCAACGTGCGCCAATTCGGTGCAGCATCAACGCCTGAAGGTTTCCGTTGGATGTGGAACACCTTCGGATCAGAAGAGGCTCAGCAGCGTGAAGACCGCAAGCTCATTAGGATGCGCACGGTAGATAATCCGCATCTACCTCAAGACTTCATCGAACGACTGCAGGCCAACTACGACCCAAGCCTGTTGCAGGCTTACCTAGAAGGCCAATTCTGCAATCTCACAACCGGCCAGGTCTATGACCGCTTCGACCGGGCAAAGCACGTCATAACCGACATTCCAGACGTAAGCCGCGAACCTCTACGCGTCGGCTGCGACTTCAACGTCGGAAACTCAAATGCAGTCATCGGTGTTCGTCTTGGAGAAAAACTTCTCCTGATCGATGAGATCAGCGGCGCACATGACACCGACGCCATGGCCCAAGAAATACAACGCCGAGCTGAAGGACGCCCGGTATATATCTACCCTGATGCATCAGGCGGAAACCGAAGCACGAACGCCTCGCGCACTGACATCCAGATCTTGGAATCGTATGGGTTCAGCAATCAATCACCCAAGGCCAACCCTCCCATCCGTGATCGGGTGGCTTCTGTTCAAGCTTTGCTGGAGAACGGGAAAGGTCAGGTAAGGCTGCAAATCGCCACCAACTGCAAGCGGACAATCGAATGTTTAGAGCTGCAGAGTTACACCGAGGCCGGTGATCCTGATAAAGATGCGGGTTACGATCACATGAATGATGCGCTTGGCTATCTCGTCTACCGGGATTTCTCAATGCTCCATGCCCGCGCTGGTCGTGGTACTGGAATCAGGCTTTACTAAACTGCAGGTATTAGGCGGGTTTTAGCTGTGTACTCAGGCTTTTCTGGTCGCCAACGTGTTGGCAATGTCACGACGGTGGAAAGCCCGAACACGGCTTACGTCAACATGGAGCCGCATTGGCTGCTGATTGAAGCACTTTTGCAAGGCACTTACGGCATCAGAAAAGGGCATCGAAAATATCTACCGCAAGAACCAAGAGAACTTGACGAGGCTTATGACAACAGGCTGATGCGTTCAACGCTTGCGCCTTATTACGTCAGGCTTGAGCGGATGCTGGCGGGCATGTTGACCCGTAAGCCTGTGCGGCTTGAAGATGTCAGCGATGTTGTCACTGAGCAGCTGTTTGACGTTGACTTGCAGGGCAATGATCTAAACGTCTGGACTTACGAAACCGCGCGGAAGTGCATCCGGTATGGGCACGTTGGCGTCTTAGTTGATGCCCCCAAGGCTGGGGAAAACGGGCGGCCGTATTGGACCCAGTACACGCCACGGGACATCTTGGGCTGGCGGTCTGAAGTCAAGGATGGCAAGCAGCAGCTGACCCAGCTGCGGTTGATGGAAACCATCACAGTCCCAGATGGGCTGTACGGCGAAAAGCAAGTGCAGCAGGTGCGCGTTCTCACCCCTGGTGCGTTTGAGATCCATCAGAAGGACAAGAAAGGCGACTTTGTGCTGATTGATGAGGGCAGCACCAGCCTCAGCGAGATTCCGTTTGCTGTTGCTTATTCCAACCGCGTTGGTGTTCTTGAGTCGCGGCCACCGCTGGCAGACATTGCTGAGCTGAACCTCAAGGCGTATCAGGTTCAATCTGACCTTGACAATCAACTGCACATCAGCGCCGTGCCGATGCTGGCAATCTTTGGATTTCCGCAATCAGCAGAAGAGATCAGTGCAGGCCCAGGCGAAGCGATGGCGCTGCCTGAAGGTGCCTCAGCTCAATACATCGAGCCATCCGGCAACAGCTACAGCGCACAGTTTCAACGGCTTGACCAAATTGCAAGCCAGATCAACGAGTTGGGTCTTGCTGCTGTGCTGGGTCAAAAGCTCAGCGCAGAAACTGCAGAGGCTAAGCGCATCGACCGCAGCCAAGGCGACAGCACGATGATGGTCATTGCTCAGCAGATGCAAGACCTGATTGACAACTGCCTCGGCTTTCACGCGCAGTACATGCAGCAGGCGCAAGTTGGCAGCAGCTTTGTTAATCGCGATTTCTTGGGCGACCGTCTTGAGCCACAAGAGATTCAATCCCTGCTGCAGCTTTACACCGCAGGCACGATCACACAGGAAACCCTGCTTAAGCAGCTTTCAACAGGCGAAGTCCTTGGCGATGACTTTGATGTTGAGCAAGAGCTGGACGCGACTCAGTCCGGCGGCTTGATCGAAATGCAACAGCCTGAACCCACGCCACCTGCTGCAGAAGAGGCCACAATGCCAGAAGCGGAGCCGGAGGTTGAGGATGAGTTGGCTGGATAATCTGCGGAAACGCAAGCCGGAGGATCCCATCAATCGGCTTTTGTTTTTTTCAAGGCAGGAGCTGACAGAGCAGACCTATGCGGTGATCAGGAT